ACGTCGTCTTACATATGGCACTTGTAACTAAATAAGGATCACAATTCGAACTAGGACACATGTCTTCGAAATATCCCTTTTTATTATTTATTGTATCGTAACCACGTCTTACAGAGGCTCCCCAATCCAAACATATTCTGCTATAATTGTCATTATACTAAAATACACACTCTTGTATTTATATTATTTTCATTCTTTGTAGTTTTACACCATTGAAGATTTAAAATGGGACAAAACCCCCAAAATATAAATCAAAAAGTGTAAAATCAATAATAGGAATTTCACCTACGATGGTTGCCCAATCTGTTTTGAAAACTTTCAAGGCACTGATTTATTCATTACTCGATGTGGACACCAACTTCACGGAACATGTATGATTCAACATTTGAAACAACATGATAACTGCTCTATATGTCAAGGTATCTTATTTACAACTACAACTACAACTAAAAAATGATTTAAAAATATATTCCAATGAAAATAAAATGGGTCTTATTGATCCTAAATTAATAAGAAATGACCATGATATTCATGATGCAGTAAAACTATGGTGTGCGGATAAATATATTATTAAACGATTGTGGTTTGGTAAAGGTGCTGCCGAAAAAAAATATGGTCACATTAGTGATTGGGATGTGAGCAATGTCACTAATATGAAAATACTGTTCAAAAAATGCTCATATTTTAATGATGATATTTCTAAATGGGATGTGAGTAATGTCACTAATATGGAAGGCATGTTCTCTTGTGCTCGTGTATTCAACCAAGATATTGGAAGATGGGATGTGAGTAATGTCATTAGTATGTATTATATGTTCGCTTGTGCTCGTGTATTCAACCAAGATATTGGAAGATGGGATGTGAGTAATGTCACTAATATGGGAGGCATGTTCGGTTTGACGAAAGTATTCAACCAAGATATTTCTAAATGGGATGTGTCTAATGTCATTAATATGAAAGACATGTTCTTTAATACGAAAGCATTCGACCAAGATATTCGGTGTTGGGATATACACAATGTCATTTATGGAAAATCCACATTGCCACAATCTAAACAACTCGTCAATCACGTAGAACATCCTTATGAATCAAATGATTGCTCAATATGTTCGGAAGATTTTCGAAACACTGATGTATTCATTACTCGATGTGGTCACAAATTTCACGGAACATGTATGATTCAATATTTGAAACAACATGATAACTGCCCTATATGTCAAGGTGTCTTATTTACAACTACAAATTAAGAAAAAATATTAGGGGTGCGGATTTAAATCTTCAATGGTGTATATTTCATAAAAAAATGAACTTTATGTATCAATATACTATATGAATTATTAAATGATTAAGTAGCATAATTTATTATGACAGATACACCTCAGAAAAACTTATATCTTCCAAAAGAATTGGTTGATATTATCTTTAGTTATAATCCAGAACATCGTGAAAACATGGTAAATGTGTTGGATGAATTACTATATGTGACAAATTACACTACATGTGATAATGAAAATTGTGAAGCAGATTTATATAAACACGAAGATGATTGTGTTACTACATGGGTAGTAGGTAACGAACATCACTTCTGTAATGAAGAATGCGCATCGTATGGCGAATGGAGTATTCGTTATGATATAAGAAAAAGTCGCAGAGAGGCAAGATAACGTCTAACATTATCAAATTAATAAAGAATTAATATAAATGAAAAATAGGTAACCATATAACGGTTACTTATTTTTTTATTTAGTATATTTATATGTAGAATAACTATTTACATAATTAATGATGTAAATATACATTTCTTATCGCAATTGCTGATGACTACGTTTAAAATCCTCCTGGGAATTTAACGAGATTAGCACCAATACCGAATCCAGCACCGGAACGAGCACCAACAGCTAAGCTGGGAACGTATGTATCAAGAATACTAAATGTGGCTGCAGCAGTTAAAGCAATAAGCGCAACCTCGTCTAAATTAAGACCTCTTTTTGGGATAGCATAAGCAGCAATAGCAACCATTAAACCCTCAACGAGGTATTTTATAGCTCTCTTGACTAATTCACCTAAATCTAACATACCTCCTAACATTCTATATAAACTGAAAAGAAAAAATTATTATTTCTACAAATTTAAAAAACAATATATTATCCATAAAAACACTTAAATATTCGTAGGTAGTATATCTTATAATGAGTTTTTCTAAACCAATCGAACCGTTGAATAATCAATCTAGTGGTGTCGGTAGTCCCAATAATATTACATTAAAGACAAATTCCGATGGTAGTGATAATGTTAATTATGTTGACTTATTAGATGAAGACAAACCCATGGCTGGACAAAAGTTCGCATGTTTATCTTTTATTTCTCCTGAACATGTTCTAAAGCAAAAGGATTTATTTTTGTTCGAGAAGTTTATTAACAATTGGGATTTTAGTAAATCAATGGAGAAGTTTGCCCAATTTCTAAACTTTGTATCTTACAAGTACCATATTGACTTTGATAAACTGACTAAAGATTTCCAGGAGTTCTCCAAGGATGAAAAGGAAAAGTTGATTAGTACTACGATTGAGGACGATTATAAGAATTTCTTGGATGAGCACGAAGACCGTCTAGAGAAGGAGTTTGGTGAGAAGCATTCATTCCAAACATCTATTCGTGGTATCAAGGTAAGAGGTGTTTTCCCTACACAACAAGAGGCTGAACTCAGATGTAAGATGCTAAGACAGAATGACCCTAATCATGATGTTTATGTTGGTCCTATTGGTATTTGGGTTCCATTCCACCCTGAGGCATACAAGACTGGTCGTGTTGAATATATGGAGGAGACTCTCAATGAGTTGATGAGCGAGAAGAAGAAGAATGAGGACAAGGCAAAGGATGAATTTGATGCACGTGTTAAGGAAACTAAAGAAAAGGCAATGGAGGAAAACAAGAAAAAGGCATTGGAATCAGGTAACAAACTTACTCAGACTATCAATGAAAATGGTGATTTGGTTTCAGTTGCTAATATGAACACTCAAGAAGCGTCTATGAGTGAAAACGCAACTTTGGAAGATGTAAAATCCGAACTTTTCGAAGGAGAAAACATTGTAACAACTGATAAAACTGATAAAGGACTTTCTGCTTTGAGTGTTATGTAATACTAATCGTCCTATACCTAAGTCGGTGTTGATAAAATACCCTCTCCACCCTAATCTAAACTATTTGAATAACATATAAATATCTTGTCAATATTTATATATTATATTTGTTTCTCATTTGAAATCGCGATTTTACCATTGATCTAAATAGGGTCATCCCAATTGTTTAAATCGTCATCTGGTAATTGTATAATACTCGTAAAATCTGTTAAAATTTCTCTCGATTTCATCTTCTTTTCCAATGCAGTATGTTTTTCCAATGTTTTAAATACTTTTTCTCTATTGCTTAGAACCAATTCTCTATCCTTGATATAATTTTGATTTCTCGATTTCGAATCCATAATAGACTCAAATTCGGTTGTCAATGATTGCTTTGTTTCAATCAATGTTACATATTCTTCATCCATAGCTATTTTTATTTTGGACCATTCTGCTAGTTTTTCAGTTACATCTTGATATTCCCATAAATTTTCTTTTGTATGAGGACCTAGTACATCCATTCTATATTCGATTTTGTTGTGTAAATTTGCGTATTTCCCTCTAAGATTATGTATTATTTCCTTTTGCTCATCATATTTATAATATTTGGAAACTGATAAAATAAGACTTATATACGTAGATATTGAAATACCAGAAACGGATACAATCGATTCGGCGGTATCAAAATATTGCTTGGTTGATTGTAAAAATCCAGACATTGTAGATAAAACAATCACTGAAATTTGAATATAATTAATGGTGGAATTCAATTCACTATATTTAATATCCAATAATCGTTTGCTCGTTTTACATTCTTTCAAAATAAATAAATTATTATTAATAAGCGACTGTAGTTCATTTTGGAAAATTGTAAATTCCTTTGAATCTTTATAATCTAATTTACCTCTTTCAGGACCACTCTGCCCTTTCTTTGTATTGTCGTTTGGTTTAATTACATTCTGTCTAACGACATTACTGTTTCCTGTATTCTTATTTCCATCTATTGTAGTATTTTTTACTCCATCATTAATCTGTTTCATCGCTTTATCTATTACCTTATTTCCGCCATTAACTAGAGCTTTTTCAACTACGTCTAAATCTATGTTTGTTACTGTCGGAATATTATCTGTACTATTATTCTTTGTATTTGTATTTTTACTCATTATATAATAATAATACAAAATAAATTATTTTGATTTAGTTTCGATTTAGTAGTTAGGAATATTGATTTGTTAAATTTACCACTTGCTTTTCTTCACGTTGATTTTTGGTCCTGCTCCACGTTTTTGTACGCTATTTGGGTCATATACATCCTCTTCGTCATCACTACCAATATCTTTTGATAATTCCCAAAATTCTTTTGAGCCTAATTTAAATCCGCCCTGATTTTGCGCCTTGTACCAAAATATCTGATCTTGTAACTTGTTTGATTTTGAATTGTTATTAATAACTAAGCATTCAAAATTTTCTGTACATTGATCCATTACTTGACAAAATGACTCAAATGTCGGAAACATACCTGCATAATTCTCCCATATACGTTTTCTATTTGCAATATATGGTTCTCTCAATATAAAAACATAATCAATATTTGTTCTCAAATTTGGTGGAATACCCAACGGATATTGCATAGTAATAATTAACATAATCTTCCAATGTCTACCATTCATAAACAACAATCGCATCAGTTTGTCCTTTGTCCATTTGTTGTCATAGAGACAATCATCCAATATAACAAATGCTCGAGGATCTATATTGGTTCGCTTGTAAGCTTCCATTTCCTTTCTAATTTGCTTTAATACTGTTTTTTGTCTTTTCAAAATATTTTCAATAATGGCACTATTGTATTCATCGTGAATAAATAACTTGGGTACATGTTCCGCAAAAAAACCGTTACCTGCTTCCGTGCCGGAAATTACAGTTCCTATAGGAATATCTTGATGATAATATAATAAATCTCTCACCAAGAAACTTTTACCAGTGTCTCTTCTACCAATTAAAACTACAACTGGACCCTTGTTCTCGTCTGGTCGAAAGCTAATGTTTTTCATATCGAACTTTTTTAGGTCCAATGACATGATTAACTTCTAAAAAGAAAAAAAATAACAATGATTTACGAGAAATAAGTTTAAATGAATTATTATATTTACTGTAAGAATAATAAAAGCATGAACTTTTCTTTGTATTATCGGAAAAACAAGAATGAAGAGTTGTTTCATAGTTTAGAAAAATCCAGTTTAGGTTTAGAGAAACTACAAAACTATGTTCCTCTCTATGAAAAATTCTTTTCTCTCAACACAACCAATTGTAATAGTATTAACTTGAACCAAAAATACTACATTCATTCACTATGTCGAGAGATTGATAACAATAGATTGAGTATTCTTGTTTCCGATAATTCAAACAATTTGTTAGGAAAAGAGACCTTTTGTAAATACTCTCCCTTATTAGACCCATTAAAGTATTTGACTGGTAAATATGATTTATCAGGAAATGACGTCATTTCATTACCTCAATTTAATACGGATGCTTCTTTTCCTAAACTACAAGATAAAAACAATAGTGCCTACGTAGATTCATTTTTCACATATTTGTCTAGTCAATTGTTACACAATTACGGATTTTTAAATAGTATTGATTACTATGGTGCTTTTATATGCGAACAAGAGCGATTTATATATAACATTGGTGATGATATTGATTATTTAAATGAAAGTGAATTTTTTCATGAAACATTGAATGGACAATATACGATTGAAAACGACGAACATGCTAAAATATTTAATATTGATTCACGTACAAATAAGAGAAAGCTGGTTATCAATAATAAATTAGAAAAAGTCAATATTGACACGTTTTTTAGTGAAGATTTCTCTGTATTTGCTTTAGATAAAGGAGTGGATGAATTGTCTGTACAACCTTCAACACAATCTTCAGTACAAGCAACACAAATTGTCGATTTAAGTGATGTTTGTATTTATAATTATCCAATAAAGAAATCGTCATCAGTATCGTCTTCTTCTACATTTAGTTCCAAATCTTCAAATACTTCTATTGATAGTGACGGTGATAAAGAATCTGATTCAGACATGAATTCATGTGATGAAGAGGGTAATAAAAAACATGATGGAAATGATGATGGAAATGATGATGAAATTGGCGATGATGATGAAAGTGAAAGTAGTTGCGAAAGCGACGAAGTGGATGTATTCTGTTCTATTTTCAATTTTCCTGTACAAATGATTGCTTTGGAGAAATGCGATAATACGTTGGATTATTTGATGGAAAATGATTTATTAAAAGACCATGAATGGACCTCATGTTTGTTTCAAATAATTATTAGTTTGTCTGTTTTTCAAAAAACATTTTCTTTTACACATAATGACTTGCATACCAATAATATAATGTATATACCTACTGAAAAGCAGTTCTTGTATTATACATTTAACAAGACAACTTACAAGGTTCCAACCTATGGTAAAATATACAAGATTATCGATTTTGGGCGTGCTATTTACAAATTTAATGGACAACTTATGTGTAGTGATAGTTTTCATCCCAAGGGAGATGCTGCTTCTCAATATAATTGCGATCCTTACTTGGACGAGAACAAACCTAGGTTAGAACCTAATCCTAGTTTTGATTTATGTAGATTGGCATGCTGCTTGTACGATCATTTTGTGGAAGATATATTCGACTCGGAAGAAATTTTAAAGAATAATAAAATTGCCAATTTGGTAGGTTCGTGGTTGATGGATGATAAAGACAGAAACATTTTGTATAAAAACAGTGGTGAAGAGAGATATCCTGAATTTAAGTTGTATAAAATGATTGCTAGAACTATTCATAATGCAGTTCCATCAGTTCAATTAGAAAATGATATCTTTAAAAAATATGTAACCAGTAAGAAGAAACTGAATAAAAACGCAAAAATTATGAATTTGGATGCGATTCCTAACTTACAGTAAAGTGAAATATAAACAAAGATAATTCAAGGATTATTCAAGGATAGTCGAGAGAATATATTCGAAAATACAATATTATTAGTCATGAAATAATTTATTATTGTTTAATAAATTATTATATCTATTCTCTATTCCTGTTATCTAACATTAGTATTTAAAATGCCGGATTATCAACAAAAGCCATCGTTGCCTTTCCACCACCAGTTTTTACACTATTTGTATCAAATTGAGAATACAAATATATTCCCACTACTGAGGCACTATAAAC